ATCCTGAGCTTCTTCTCCGAGGTCAGTGATGCGCATGGTTTCGATGTTGTATTCTAGATCGATCTTCTGCCCCACACCTGTAGAACTACGAGACTTCATGCACTGGATCTGGTAACGGCCGCGTTCGCGCATGGCTCTACTGGTAAAGATACCAAACACGTTGTCTGCGGTATTGATTTTACTGATACCGCCCGAAATGTGGCTGTGGTCAAACTCGATTTCTTCCACGGCCGACCGATTCAACTGGCTGGCTGTGACAAACAACACATTGAGCTCCTTGGCCAGGTTGCGCAGTTCTTCCGAAACATACTTGTCTTTGACGAAAAGATCGTTGGGCGACACCTTGGCCGACACCGGCATCAGGAGATCTAGGTAGTCGACCATGACAAAGTCCACACGGATGCCGGTCTGTATCTGCAGTTCTTTGAGATAGCTGCGTATGTCGTTCACGGTTGACTGCGCAGGCAAGGCCTTGACTCTGTACTGTCCGGCTTTTTTGGCTATTAACTTGACCTTGAGTTCTGCGGTATCAATGTCTCGGCGTATGTCCTTGGTCGACGTATTGGTCAGCATGGCGTCAGTGCGCAGCGCACACAGTTCTTCGCTGAGTTCTAGGCTCACATACACGCCCGACAGGCCCTGCTGTAGCCAGTTTAGAGCGATGTTCATCATCACGAGACTCTTGCCTGACCCTGACCCGCCTGCAAAGATGTTGAGTTCACCGCGACTGAAGCCGCCGTAGAGCAAGCGATCCAGGGTGGGCCAGCCCGTAGACACCTGGCCGCCCGAGTTGAAATAACGGTTGATGCGCTCCTTGGGGTCGGCCCAGTAATCTGTGCCCATGTCTCGGGTCAGAGATATCTGCACCGCATCTTTGATCAGTTTTTCTACTGGATCGTATTCACCCTTTTCCAGGAGATCTGCTGACTTGAGGATAGCACGTTCTAGTTCTTGCCTGCGAGTGAAACTTTCAAACTCGCTCAAGAACCAGTCAAAGTGGCCTTCGGTGAGATCGGGTATGGGTTCCAGTCGCACGCCAGTGGCTGCAGAAATCTGCGCTCGGTCCGGCATGGTACGGAACTCATCACTGTGTTGCTGTATGAACTCAGCCGCGGCTCGCACAGTGCGATCAAAGTTTTCAGGATTGAAGATGTTTTGAACTCGCACATAACTCTGCGCGTCCTCCAGCATCATTTCCAGGAACAATCGCTGAACATCAACTCCGTAATCTTTGAGCAAGTTGCCGCCTCCGTAGTTCTATCTTGATCCGGCTGGTTTCCCGAGCCTGCATAATAGTTAGCACAGTGGCCAGGCGACCCCAACGAACCACTGCATCGTTGACATCCTTGATGTCTGCGGGCCAGTTGGGCATCGACACTGCCCACCCCAGCTCCACGGCTCGATCTACCAGGGCCAGGCCTGCTTGATCTTGGTCCGGTACCACGGTCACTGCCCGACCCAGATTTCGTATCACCCGAGCCTGCGCATCTGAAATGTCTGCATGCAACACTGCCAGTCCCGATATGGACAAAGCGTCAAACACCCCTTCTACCACCAATGCATGTTGCCAGCCAGGTCGCTGCAGGTCAGTGCCAAACACATAGCCCGGCTGGATGTCGTGTATGTATTTGGGTCGCCGATCATCCAACATGCGAGCGCTGTATCCCACTATGACATTGTCATGGGTAAACGGCACTATGACCTGCGGGCGCGTCCAGTGCACACCATTGTTTTGCCTCACAGTCATGAGCGGATAATCCTCAGGCACGCCGCGGCTTCTTGCATAGTGCCATTCAGACTCGTGCTCAGGAGTTATGAGTTCAGCACCGGGCGGTAGATCGCGTTCTTCGAACTCAATGCCTTGCAATATCCTGGCCGTTCTTTGACGATCATCCAGGATATCCTGGACGCCGCGATGCCTCAGGCTTTCGAGATTGGCGCGTTCGATTTCTTCCTGGAGCACTCCCAACCATGCTAGCAAACGACGAGCCTTGAAACTCAGTGTACGACCTTGCACAAAACTGGCCGTGAACCCACAGTTGAAACAGTGATAACTCCAACCTTGGTCCGAAACTTTTATGCCGCCACGGCCGCGGCGATCCTCGGAAGTACCGTTGTGCACACAACAAGGTGCATTGAAACTGACCCAGCCGCTGGCCGAGGTCTTGCGACGTGCAGGAACATAAGACAAGACATCTAGCATGTCTGTAGTTTAACAGAATCAGTTCAGACGATCAACGATATTGGAGATTGGTCACGGTGCCGTTGTCGATATAGACCGTGGCAGTCTGTGTTCCCTGGAACTGTACGGGCGTATAACCAGACCCACCGTCCAGGATGGTGATAGCACTCACAGTGCCATCTGCGCCAATGGTGGCCACTGCACGAGCACCGGCACCGTTGCCCAGGATCTGTACCCTGGGACGTGCCACGTAGCCTTGTCCCAGATTGCCCAGAGCGATCGCAGTGACCACACCGTCGGTGGTAGTGGCTGTGGCTGTGGCACCTGACCCTGTGGCATTGTTGAACGCTGCTCGCAGCAAGGGATAGAATCCTTGTATGTTGAAATATTGTGTGCTGGTTTCCGCAAAGTATTCCGAGCTCTCCGAAACATCGTACCACTCTGACTCATAGTTCGCCGCTGCCTGGAACTTGATGGTACCGGTAAAGGTGTCAAGGTCCATCTTTATGGTAGTGAGACTCTGATGGCTGGTATCTATGTGACTGCTATAAAACTCTGTGAGCTGAGTGGTATTGACCGGTGGCGGGTAGTTGGCCCAGTCAGGCCAATCGGTAGGGCCGGGCTGAAGTTGCTGTGCCTTGCCGTAGATGGTAGGAATGGTCAGGGCCGCACTGGGCACAAACTCTGGCAGCACACTGTCTACGATGTCGCAATATCCACGTGCATTGGAGTTGTCGTCTACATACACTGCCTGTACATAGTTGCCACTGGTGCGTTGGATACTATAACTGGCCGGCTGCGCGACCAGCTGTATGGTGTCTGCTGAATCGAGCACGACCTTGACTCGCCCAGTGGCTGCGTTGAGAGTTTCCATGGTTTTTTCTACCAGCAAGCGGTCACCGTTCTGACTCAGCAGGCGAAACACAAAGGCACTGCCAGTGATGTTCACAGGTTTCTGATCCTGGTTGATAAACTCAAACAACAACACATTGTCCACACCTTTGTTCACGGTAAGATATTTTGCATACACTGGGTCGTACCTCGCAGAAAAATATCCACCACTGGTGTCAATCAATAACACTCGAACGATTTGTTGGTATAAGTAAACAGTGGTAGAATACATGGAAACCTCAGCAAATATTTATGGGCAACACAGTGTTTGATAAACTTGCGGAAAAGTACCCATTTATTTCGCTGTGCCTGTATGCCCAGTCGGAATACGTGGGCGTGATACAAAATCGAGATGACACCGTGACCACTATCTATGACTATGGGTCTGTGGTCGTGGCCGAGGACAAGGTAGCATTTCTTGAGTTGGCCGCGATATGGTGGTGGGAATCAAACCGGAGCATACCCATAAACATTTTCCTCCGCGGCGAATGGGATCGATTTCGATTTACCTTGAGAACTTTCAACAACAAAGATCTCGAAATCCTCCACGGTCCGGTGTGCAGTCTTGCCGACATTGCGCGTAAAAAATACAAAAGAAAATCAATCGTGTTGGTGCGTAGAATCGAGTAGATTCATGTGCAGGGCAACCAACATTGAATATGACAGAGCATGGCTCTTTTTGAACGTGTAGCCCCGGCTGTCATCTCCGTCCCACACTGTGGCAAATACCTCTGACCAGGCTCGTCCTTGCAGGTGGGCCTTGCCGGGTCGTATGATGCTGATAAATGCGGCCATGCGCTCGACGCTGTCAGGCCGCATCTGATCTAACAGTGCGGTATAGTTTCCCACATGTACCACTTGCTGAGCCCAGTCTGGGTCGGTCCAGAGCCGCGACCACGGTGGTGTGCGCTCGAGCAGGGTCTGATAATGCGCTGTGTCCTGTATGAGCTGATAGACCGACATGTTGAGCAGATCGATCTTGATGTAGCCGCGCTGCTCCGCTGTTTTGTAATCTATGGATGCATGACCCAGCACTGGGTCCTCGGGCGTGGCTGTGACATAGATCCCTGAGTTGTGTTTCCGCATCTGACCGTCGTTGATCTGGCATGCTGGCGTATGTGTGATATGTTTCAGCAGCTGATCCCGATCAGCTAGATCGATGTCGATGTCGGCTGTTGTGTCGATCATAATGACAAAGTATACATTAAATGTTAATTATAGTTACAAAAATGCTTCCACACTTCTTTTTCATTGGCAAACCAGACTTTCTGTTCAGTTAACGTTTCTTTTTGAAAGTGCTGTTCCAGACGAGAATCTAGGTATGCTTCTTGTAACAGATCCAGCTGGGACAAATCGGTAGGAACACGAAAAATAATGCGATCAAAAATATCGTCAGTTTGTTGTTTGTAAAACCGATATGGTTGTTTGTCTAAAAATTGAGAATGTAGGGTTTCTAGCCTATCGTCGAGTCGAAAATCATACCCCGAAAATCTAGAAACTTTTTTTAATTCCTCAATAAATCGATCAAAAGAATAAAAAGCAGAAAATGGAAACTCATGCACTGACTGAGCTGTACTATAAATCATTTTTTTTTGCTGCGTCCAAAATCCTGAGTTATGTGGAAATTTAAAACCAATTTTAAAAAACTCTCTGAGAATTTGCCTCGGGCAATGAGGATTGTCAGTAGTCAGTTCTCTCAGGGCAAGGCCATGCTGTTCTAGACACTCTTTTTTGATACGAGCGGGCAACTGTTTAAAATCATCAACAGTGGTTACCGACGGCCAGGACTTGTCTTTTATTGCATCATAACTTTGTTTTATCTGATCATTGAAAAAACTCGACAATAGATTATCTAACACCCATCGATAACTTCTATTATTTAATTTATTATATGTGTTAATTTCTAATTGTTGATTATCGTATCCATAATCACCAGCCCTCAAAAGACTAATCGCCGAAATCGATAACAAATCTTCCTCGGACATTCTGACCGAAATAACCTTATTGAATTGATGCGGTATTCCACCACGCTGAAAAAAATGCCCAGAATAAAAAACAGGAATAACTTCATAGATTTTACAGTGGCTCGCTCCGTTGTCATTGAAGGGAGAGTCGTTGCATGGAATACACGCAATATAACAATTACAAACAAATTCCAGGTAGTTGCCATGCATTCCTCCCTGGAAGTCAATGGCAATCATTACCAGGCTGCTCTCGACAACAGCTCACGCACATAGGCACAATCTGCCGGGTACTCTTGGAATCGGCGCTGCCATATGTCGGAATCAATGTAAGGCCATGTCATGGCGATCTGATCTGCGGTCAGAGTCTCCAAGAAACGCTGGCCCGATTCACAGTTGTATATGACCCAGGGCGAGATACGGCCCGACACAATGGCATGACAGATAGTGTTGGTGTTCCCAAATCGCAGACAGTGCTCTGCTGGTGCATGATTGCGTTCGCTCCAATCAATGGCCC